CGCCGCGCCATCCAGTAGATGGCCAGGATCGAGTCGGTGTCGAAGTCGTCGAAGAACCGCCGGATCGGGAACCCGGTCTGCCGGCGGCAGATCCGGTTGTCCTCGGGGCCGATGTCGGCGAGGTGCAGGCGCCGTTCGTCGCCGGCGAGCGAGATGACGGCCACTCGGCCGGCTCGCTCCTGGGGTTCTCGGACGGCCGGCGAGTTGGGGGTGCTACCGGGCCTCGGTGCGATGGGTGCCATGTCGTGCCTCCATGGTCGGATCGGGGGTCTCGGGGGTTTCGCCGACGTCGCTCTCCGGGGTCTCCCCGGTGGCGGTCGGCGACTCGGGGGTCTCGGCCGCGGTCGGCCGCTCCGGGGTCTCCGTGCCGCTGCGCCGGCGGCGGCGCCGGCCGGATGCCGCGGTGAACACGCGCTGCTCGCACAGGCGCTCTCCGAGGTCGTCCGGGACCTCGACGGGCTCACCCCGCGGCATCCACACGTCCCCGTGCACCGGGGCGAGCCGGACCCCGTCACCGGGACCGTCGTAGATCACGTGCATGCGGACCTCCCTGGGGTCACTGGAACCCGGCCCGGCGGGCGACGGCCACGACCCCATCGGCGATCATGTCGACGACCTCGTCGGTCGCCCGGTTGATCGGCTCGCCGATGAAGTACGGGCGGCCGCCGGTCTCGCCCGGGTCCCACTGGTTGCCGATCCAGGGCCGGAACTGGCGGGCCTCCGCCGGGCGGTAGCGGTGCCACCCGTACCAGCCGGACCGCTGGGTCTGGCCGAGGAACACGCCGAGCTCGTCGCCGCCCTTCGGCGTGATCCGGACGAACGCCGCCCGCTGCGTGGCCCGCCCCTTGATGACGCCCTTCGCCCGGCTGGGCGCCGCCGCCTCCGCCCGGGCGGCGACCATCTTGGCGGCGCGCAGCCACACCTGGCGCAGCTCCTTGCCGAGCTCCTTGTCGATGCGCTTGAGGGCTTTGCGCAGGTCGTCCAGGCCGCGGGCCTGGACCACGAGCATCACAGCTCGGACTGGGCGGTCTTGAGCACCGCGGTGAAGCCGCCGGCGTCCGTGCTCGTGCCGATGACCTTGATGGGGATCTCGGTCACGACCAGGTCCCGGCCGGGGACCTCGGGGGTGATGCCGTCGTAGCGGACGTTCATCGTGATCTCCGCCTGCGCGGAGGCCGACGCCGACATCGACAGGACCATCGACAGCTCGTCGCCGTCGAGGAACCGCTGGTACTGCTGGGTGGAGGTGAACTCCATCGTCGCGGTGCCGGTGATCTCGGTGAGGTCCATCTGGACGGGCTCGTCGATCTCGCCCTGGCCGATGCAGATGCGCTCGTCGGAGAGGTTGTTCTCGCCCTCGAGGTTCAGCTCGCGGACGCACACGTCGGAGCCGGAGATCGTCACGCCGCCCTGGATGTAGGTGTACGGCTTGGCGGCGTCGGTCCCGTAGGACGCGGCGGCGAGCGCGATGCCGTTGGTCTCGCTCTGCGCGATGAGCGAGAGGCCGAGGGTGGCGATCTGCTCGGCGACGACGGACAGCGACCACGACCGGACCTTCACGCCGTGGTAGGTGAACGGGATCACGGTCCCGGACACGGTCGGCTTGCCGACCTGCACGGTGAGGCTCTTGCCGGTGAGGTTGCCGGGCGTGATGGTGTGGGTGCCGACGCCGCCGGAGAACGACGACGTCATGCTGCCGAGCATGTGCTTGAACAGCAGCGCCATGTTCTGCTGGAACCACTCGTGGCCGACGTCGCCCTCGATGGTGCGCCGGCCGGGCGCCCACTGCTCGGACCGGATCAGATGCTGGCCCGCGATGATGCCCTCGGACTCCATGCGGGCGATGTCCTGGGTCAACGACTCGTTGACGAGCGGCACGAACCGGGTGACCGCACCAGGGTTCTCCCCGTAGGTGGTTTCCTCGATGTAGCCGATCTGGGCGAACTTTCCGCTCATGGCGGTTGCCTCCTGGTGGGACGAGGAGGCCGCTCGTGCCTAGCGGCCGGAGGGGTGGTCAGGGGAAGGAGCGGCGGGACCGGACTTCGACGATCAGCTCGCACGACGCAGCGTGGACGCCGGTCTGGCCGAGGCGTCCGGGGGTGCGGCGGTCGCCGATGGGGCCGAAGAAGCAGTAGTCGAAGACGTCGAGGCCGAGGTCGGCGAAGTCCCAGTCGCGCTGGCTGGCGGTGTCGCGCTGCACCTCGTAGAGCAGCTCATCGACCCGCTCGTCGACGGCGGCCTGGGTGCCGTTGGTCGAGTCGGTGCCGTGCACCTCGATGAGGATCGTCTGGTTGCGGGTCTCGTCGAAGCGCAGGTCGCTGCCGCAGAACACGACCTCGCTGTAGGTGGCCTCGGACTCGGCCATGGCGATGACCTCGAAGGTCCCGACCTCGGTGCGGATGTCGTCGCGGTTGACCGGGACGTACGGCAGCACGTTGGTGTGCGCCGCGAGGATGGCGGGCCGCTGCAGGAGGCGGGTGACGAACGCCGCCTTGATGAGCCGGGCCGTGGAGACCTGGGCCATCAGGCGATCCCGAACAGCTTGTTCTGGCCGATCTCCTCGGCCAGCAGGACCTTGGCCGCGTTGGGGAGGGCGAAGGTGGGGAACGACTGGCGGGGCACGTCGAACTCGCCCTGGGCTTCGAGGCCGGGCTCCCGGTCCCGCCAGAGGTTCTCGAGGGTGATCCGGGCGGCGTGCTTGAAGCGGGCGTCGACGTCGCTGGTGGATGCGACCCGGCCGGCGGTGTAGGTGACGGCGATGTTCTGGCGGCCGTACTCGAACCAGGCGTCCTCGCCGGAGGTGCGGCGCCGGATGTGCCCGTTGAACAGCGCAGGGTCGGGGTCGTAGCGGTCGGCGAGGTAGGCGTCGACGGGCTGCTGGGTGGTCGACTCGGGGGTCAGCGTGAGGGGGTTGCCGGAGCGGTGCTCGATCACCGTGGTGACGGCGATGACGGGCCGGTGCCGGAGGATGATCTTGCGCCGGTACCCGCGGCCCGAGCTGTTGGTGCCGTCGTGGAGCTCGTCGGTGACGGTGAGCGCGACGGTGTGCCCGGCGACCCGGTCGAGCTCGCGGGACACGGCGGTGATGTAGCTGGCGAGCAGGTCGTCCTCTGTGGAGTCGCCGGCGCCGATGCGGAGCGCCTGCTTGGCCTCGGCGAGAGTGAGGAGGTCGCGGGTGTCAGCCACCGTGGACGTTCTCCATCCAGCGGACGAACTGGTCGAACCTCTCCCGGAAGGGGCGTTGGTGGTCCGGGCCATAGGAGGCGACCCACTGGGCGTTCGACACGACCCGGACCATGGGGCCGGTCGGCCCGGGCGCGTCGACCACCGGCACGTCCACGTCGAGCAGCTTGAGCGCCATCTCGGCGACGTCGCGGCACGAGACCGCCGCGACCCCGCTGATGTTCACCGGTCCGGCGTACGGCTCGGTCATCACGGTCAGGACCTTGTCGATGGCGTCGTCGATGTAGATGTTCTGGCGGACCTGGGTCCCGTCGCCCCACAGCTCGAGCGGACGGCCGCTGCGGCGGCAGTCGAGGGCCTTGGCGACGACGGCGGGCGGGAACTTGGTGCGCTCGCCGCGGATGGTCTGCCCGGGCCCGAACACGGTGTTGAAGATCCCGACCCGCACGTCGAGCCGGCCGGCGGCGGCCAGGCCCTCGCAGAGGCGGAGCGTGGCGAGCTTCTCGACGCCGTAGAGGCCGTCGGGTTCGCCGGTGCCGATCATCCACTCGTGCAGGGTCTCGGCGTGGCCGGGCCGCTGGCGGGCGATCGGGTAGGAGCACGCCGAGGAGGCATAGAACACGCGGTCGACGCCGGCCTGCTCGCAGGCGTCGAGGACGTTGAGGCTCATCCTCGTGTTGTCGGCGTACGCCTCGGGGCCGTGGTGGTGGAGGAACCCGACGCCGCCGTGGTTGGCAGCAAGGTGGAACACCCAGTCGGCGCCACCGAACGCCGCGGGTGCGCCCGGCCGGCGTAGGTCGATGACGCTGCGCTCGGCGGCAGCCTTCCACGGCTCAGCGCGCTCCGGGTAGCCCTGGTCCGGCTCGACGATGTCGACGACCGCGACGTCGTGCCCGTCCGCGATGAGGCGGGCGGCGAGGCGGGACCCGATGAACCCCGCGGCGCCGGTGACAACGATCCTCATGGCGCCTCCCAGAGCTGGCGGCGGCGGTTGAACATGGCCTCGTCGGCCTTCACGTGCTTCTGGCCCCACCGGTACGTGTCGTCCATCGGCGCCATCCCGCGCCCGAAGTGGAGGTGCTCGACGACCGAGCCGAGGCACGGCCGGAACATGCCCCTGGCCGCGGCCACCCCGATGAACTCGGTGTCGGTGTACTGGTGGTCGTAGCCCTCGTTGAGCGCGACGCCGGGCCCCTGGTCGGGGGTGCCGCCGAGGGCCTCGATGTAGCTGCGGTGCACGAGGTAGTGGGTGGCATGCTCGCCCTGCCGCACGTACGGGTTGAACAGGTCGTTGGTCCCGATCACCGGCTGGGTCGGGTGTCCGTCGTCGCCCAGGGCGACCTCGGCGAGCGCGACGGCGTCCCAGTCGTGGTGGAAGCGGAGGTCGTCGGCGCCGGCGAACCACCACTCGGCCTGCGACGTGGCGACCGCGGTGTTGATGGCGCCGGCGTAGTTCCGGGACCGGTCGTTGACCACGAGCCGCACGCCCGGGTCCGTGTCCTCGAGCTGCTTGGCGGCGGCGATCGTGGGCTCGTCGTCGTGCTCGGCGATGAACGTGACGACGTGGTCGCTGGCGGTGGCCTCGTGGATGTTGGCGGCGACGCCGGGGAGCCGCTCGGGCCGCCACAGCGACGGGACCATGACGTCGATCGTGGGGGTGCCCATCAGCGGGTCCCGTCGTTGTGGGGGTGGAGCATGAACCGGTCGCCGTTCCACCAGCCGTCGAACGGCAGGTCGACGATCGGGGTGGCGGTGGCCCAGAGGGCGTACGGGAGGGAGATCTGGTCCTCGGGGCCCCAGGTGTCGATCTCGGACTGCCACATCTCGCCGAACTCGACGGTGGCCGCGGGGCGGCGGACCATGACGCCGGTGGCCCAGAGGCCCCAGTCGTCGGGGAGGCCGGCGGCGAGGTAGGCGTCGACCTGGCGGGAGAGGTCCCAGCCCGCGTACTTGGCCAGCGTGCTGGCGAGCTTCGCTTCCTCGCTGATCGTGGTGTGGAACGGGTGGCGGAACGCCCCGATGACGCCGTCGCCGAGCTGCTCGACCAGCTCTCGGATCAGCGACGGGGACCGGACCTCGATGTGCCCGTCGAGCCACACGACGACGTCGGCGTCGGTGAACCGGTCGGGACGGCAGCGGGGCCACTTCGCCGCCATCCTCGGGAGGGTGCCGGCCGGGAGCCGGGCGACGAGGTTGCGCCACCCCGGTGTGGTGGCCGGCCGGTCGGTGATGAGGACGGCGTCGCAGGCGATGTCCTGCGCGGGGAGCGGCTTCGGGGTGTCGTAGCCACCGAACACGGCGGTCATCACGCACACCGAGGCGCCCCTGGTCGGCTGATGGACGGCCATCACTCCGGGACCCGGATCACGGCGAGGCCGTTGCAGTTCTCGTGCCACTCGACCTCGAGGCCCTCGTGGTGCGCGAGGAAGTCCTCGACGGCCGTGCGGACGGGGTACGGCGGCTGGCCGGCCAGGTCGCCGAGATGGTGGTCGAACGTCTCGACGGCGGTGTCGTGCAGGACGATGCAGCCGCCGGGCCTGACCCGCATCCAGTACGTGAGGAGCTCGTCGGTGGTGTGGTCGTAGGTGTGGACCGTGTCGATGAAGACGATGTCGGCCTGCTTGGGGAGCTGGTCGAGGACCTCGTCGGAGAGGTCGTCGCCCTGGATGAACCGGCACTGCTGGTGCGCGGTGATCATCGGCGGCCCGGACGTGGCGTCGACGGCCCAGAGGGTGCCGCCGGTCTGCTGCAGGGCGGCCAGCCACGCCACGGTCGACACGCCGGTGCGGACACCGAGCTCGATCACCGTCTCGGCGTCGAGCTTCACGGCCAGGTCATGCAGCGTCGGCAGGTGCTCTCGGATGTCGGAGGGCTGCTCGCAGAGGTGCTCGTAGAGTGGCCCGAAGTCGCCGGCCTTGACCCGCTCGGCGGCCGCGTCCGCCTCCATGATCTTCGTCCACTTGGCCTCGAACGCCGCCCGGTCGGCCTCCGTCTGGGCCCGGTGCTTCGACCAGGCGACGTCGCCGGCGGTCTGCGAGCCGCCATCCAGGTGCTCGACCTGGGCGGCGAGCACGATCCCGGCCTTCGATGGCCGGTCGTCGTATCCGCGGTGCGTGTCGGCCCGCAGGATCGACATGATCAGGTCGTTGTCCCCGAACCAGAGCCGGCACTCCTCCGGGAACCGGTAGCCGGTCGAGAACCACTCGCCCCGCACCATGAACGCGAACCCGGCGAAGCCGCCCGTGCCGTCGTAGCGGCCGGCGCAGATGTCCCTGGTCTCCACCACCGGGGTGGGCGCCGTGCGGCCGTCGTAGTTGCCGCACACCGCGGTCAGTGCCCGGTCGTCGGTGAGCGCCTGCGAGAGCGTGCGCAGGAACGCCGGGCCGAGCCGCAGGTCGTTGTTCAGGATCGCCACGTGCACCCGGGGGCCGTGGCGCCCGAGGGCGTAGTCGACGCCGGCGTTCCACATCTCGTTGATGCCGGCATCGGGCATGTCGAGCACGGTGAGGTCGTCCTGGCTGGCGAGCCAGTTCTTCGTCTTGGACCCGGACCCGTTGTCGCAGATGACGATCTCGGTGGTGTCGCCCTGCTCGCGCAGCTGGTGGACCAGGTCGCTGGTCAGGTCGAGGCGGTCCTTGACCGGGATGACGGCGACGATCGGCGGCCGCGGCACCCCGACGCCGTCGCGGATGTCCCGCGGGTACCAGATGCGGCCGTGCTTGCAGTGGCCGATCTCCAAGGTGCAGTCGACGAAGATCGGGTAGCCGAGCTCGCCCATGCGCAGGCAGAAGTCGATGTCCTCGCCCATCCAGTGCTCGGACACCGGCTGGCCGTCGACGTCCTCGTGGCGCTTGATCCGGACCCGCTCTTGGAACCAGCCGAAGTCGACCGACGGCTCCCGGAGCATGTCCCGGTCGATCAGCTGCATGAGCGTCGGGTCTTCGGCCTCGCGCAGCCGCAGGAGCCAGTCCTGGTCGTCGCGCATCTTGGCCTGGTAGGCCTCGAACACCTCGCGGTGCACCATCAGGCACGCGGCGCCGGTGGCGGCGACCTGGAGCTGGGCGCCGTCGGGGTAGTCGAACTGCACGCCCGTGATCGCGTCCGCTGAGCGGTGCTGGTAGAGCGTCGGGATGGGCCCCAGGCCCCCGACGAACACGCACAGGCCCCCGACGATCTTGGACCCGGTCACCTGCGCCGACGCGAGGAGCTGCAGGATCGTCTCCGGCGGGAACACCATGTCGGAGTCGAGCAGCAGCAGCCACTCGAGCTCCGGGATGGCGAGCGCCTTGGTGACGAGCTCGTTGCGGCCCTTGGAGATGTTGGCGCCGGACTCCTGGTAGAGCGCGCCGCCCCAGAGGCCGAGCCCGCGGGAGCGGTCGAACTCGACCAGGCCGGCGAGCGACCGGGTGAAGTGCGTGGAGTGGTTGCCGTTCGAGACGTTCCCGATCCACACCCGCTGGCGGGGCACCAGGAGGGTGCCGCCGTCGGACGTGGGGATCTCGATCGGGGGCGCCGCGGGCTGCTCGGTGGTGGACAAGGGGACGTACCTCCGTGCCGAGGAAGTGCCTGGACCCCGGCCGGCGGGGCACGCCGCCGACCGGGGTCCAGATGGGTTGCGGTCGCTGCCGCCCCTGCGTGCCCAGGGGCCGCGGCAGCTCCCGCCGATCAGGCGCCGAAGACGGGCGTGGTCAGACCGGACCCGGCGAGCACGACGGTGGCGGTGGGGTACCGGCCGGCCGTGAACGCCGAGTAGTCGAACGCCACGATCTTCACCGTGAGCTGGCCGGCGAGGGTCTCCTCGAACCGCACCCGGCGGGGCACCGGGGAGTCCTCGTAGAGCCGCAGGTCGGTCGCCTTGGTGACGATGATCGGGTCCGTGGTCGACGACTGGGTGACGTCGTAGGACAGGGTCGTCGGGATGTTGGGGTCCGCGAGGACCGGCAGCCCGTAGAGGGTGCCGACGATGCCCTTGGCGGCCACGAGGTCCCCGACGCCGAAGGCGTTCTGGGGGCCGTTGGCGTTGGGGGTGACGATCGGCCGGCCCTGGCTGTCGGTCGACTGCGACCAGTACGCCCACCGGCGGGGGTGGACGACGATCACGTTCGGCGGCATGAACCGGCCCGAGTGCACCGACGAGATGGCGCCGGCGATCTGGCGGACCTGCGTCACCCCGTCGGTCGAGACGACGGTGATCGTGTTGACGTTGGTCGTGCCGAGGATGCCGAGGTGCTGGCCGTTGGCGCCGGTGCCGTTGATGACCTGCTTGTCCTGCCGGGCGGCGTACGCCTCGGCGAGGTCCTGCATGACCTCGTCGTCGGTGTTGCGGCCGCGGTCGATGGACTGGCGGGACATGTTCTGCTGACCCGCGATCGTCACGACCGGCACGACGATGTCGGTGTTGCCGACGTCCTGCTCGCTGACGTTGTTGTTCTGGGTGCTCTGCGAGTTGACCAGCGTGCCGGTGTCACCGCGGGGCACGTTGAGGGTCATGCCCTCCGGGGGCAGCGGCCGGGCGCCGATGAAATCGGCGAGCGGCCGGCCCTCGCGGGCGACCGCAGCGTAGTCCTCGGTGAGGTACTGGGGCACGACCAGACCGGCGAACGCCGAGGTGCCGACGGCGCGGGCCTCGCTGTCGTGCACCCGCTGGTGGCGCATGATCCGCTCGGTGGCCATCGGATCGGCGTCGTAGCGCATCCGGTAGATGTCGGAGAAGAACGAGTGCTCCCCGCCCTTGCGGTACAGGTCGGGCTCGTTCACCCGCTCGACGCGCTCGGTGCCGCCGTAGCGCTTGGCCGACTCCTCGGCGGCCGCCCGGGCGGCCTCGGATGCCTCCCAGTCGTCGATGCGCTGCTCGGTCTCGGCCCGGGCCTCGTCGAGGGCCTTGATCTCGGCCACGAGGGCCGTGGCCTTGTCGCGGGCCTCGGTGTGGGCCTTGACCTCGTCCGCGCTCAGCGCGCCGTCACCGCGGGCCTCGGCGCCGTCGGTGACCTTCTTCATCGCGGCGCGGGCCTCGTCGAGGGCCTTCTGCTTCTGCTCGCGCTCCGCGAGGTTCTTCTTGTGCGCCTCGCGCAGCTGCTCGATGTCCACTGTGGGACCTCCCTTGGGGGTGGTGGGGTGGTTCCGCAGCGCGTTCCAGCGCGACCGAGCCGGCCAGCGAGTCGAGACAGGGGTCTCCGAGTCGCGGCCCGGGTTGGTCGCCGAGTGTCCTGCTACTGGCGGTGGGTCAGATCTCGAACGTGTCGTTGATCGCCCGAGCGAGCTCGAGCGACATGCCGCCTTCGGCGGGCGGCTGGGCCTCGGTGTCGACGTGCAGGCGGGACAGGTCCTCGCCGGAGGCGGGGTCCCAGCCGTCGATCACGAGGGCGATGTCGTGGAGGTAGATCTCCTCGACGGTGCGGTGCGTGTGGTCGTCGTTCCACCGCTGGCGCACGACGTCGAGCCCGACGAGGGCGTCGACCGGCTCGTTGCGCTGCAGGGCGAGCGACAGCTCCTCTCCCCGCGGGGTCGAGGGGTCGATCGTCGCGGTGATGTGCAGCCCGTAGTCGTCGGAGGTGAGGGTGAGGCTGCCGGCCTTGGAACGGGCGAGCGGCTGGCCCTCGCCGTTCAGGGTGAGCCGCACGTCGGGGTCGCGGTCGACGGAGCGCTTGCAGGCGCCGGGCGCCCAGATCTCGGTCCAGCCGGCGTCGTCGCCCACCTGGCGGGGCTCGTCGTAGACGAGCACGTAGGCGGACACCTCGACGGCGTTGTCGCGCTGGGCGACCGTGAACTGCGGGCTGAGCCGGCGGGCCTCGACGAGCTCCTGGCCGCGGCGCCGGGTCGTGATCTGCTCGAGGTCGATGCCGCGGTCGCGGGCGAGCACGGCGTCGGGAAGGGCCTTGAGCTCGCTGCGCTGGGACCGCCGGCCGATTCCGCCGTTCCGCGGCCGCTGCGCCGGCGCCGGCCGACCGCCCTCGGCCGGGAGGTCGCGGCCAGCGGTGCGGCAGGCGTCCTCGAACTCCCGCGGCGCCGCCGAGCGCAGCCCCTCGTAGTATGCGTCGGTGAGGGACCGCAGCCCCGCGGTCGCGGTCGGCGAGGCACCGAACGCCACGGGCCCGAGCTCGAACACGTCGACCTCGGTGATGGTCCGCTCGGGGAGGCCCTTGGGGTTGTGGTCGCTGACCCCGGGCTCCTCGACCCACTCCTCGCGCTTGACCCGGAACCGGAAGCTCGCCCCGTACTCGCCGGCCTCCAGGCCGGGCACCAGGTCGGCGTTGTAGCTGGTGTCGAACAGGGGCGCCTCGTAGTAGCCGCCGACGTCGTCCTCGCGCAGCACGGTGAGCTTGCCGAGCAGCCGCATGCCGACGCTGGTGTCCCAGCCGTGCTGGAACTGCACCTTGATGCGGTGCGGGTCCGAGTCGTCCCAGTGGCGGGCGAACGTCGCCGCGAACGCGCCGGGGGCGATCCGCTCGATGAAGTCGCCCTCCCACCACGAGTGGATCTCGTACCACTCGTTGAACCGGGAGAAGTGCCCGACGAGCGTCGGCGTGACGTCGTCGTCGCCGTCGGCGCGCACCTCGAGGCCGGGCACGCGGCCGCGGACGATGTCGATCTGCGGTGTGTCCATCAGGTCGCTCCTGACTGGCCGTTCGTGCCCACGGCTACGGGTTCGTCGTCCTGCTCGGGGTCGGTCTCGGGCGCCGGCGGAGGCGTCGGCGACGGCTTGGTCAGCTCGGGTGGCAGGTCGGCCGGGAGCCCCGCGCCCATGCGGTTGGCGATCTCCCGGGCCTCCTCGGCGCTGAGCACGACACCGACCGCCAGGTAGATGCGCTGCAGCGCCTGGGTCAGCTCGAGCGTGTCCCGGTTGCCGTCGGGCTCGATGCCGTCCTTCAGCTCGGCCTCGGTGAGCTGCACCCGCCACGGCGGCCAGTTGTGCCGCTGGCCCTTGCCGCCCGGGATCGGTGGCAGCTCGTGCAGCTCCCGGACCTCGTCCTGGTTGCGGGTGCCGTTCTTGAGCTCGATGTCGTTGATCTCGGCCTGGGTCTTGGGGTCGACCCGCAGCAGCGCGTTCGGGTTGAGCTTCACGTAGCGGGGCCGGGGCCGGAGGCCCGACAGGGCCCGCTCGAGCCGGACGATCCACGCGTTGATCGTGCGCACCAGCAGGTTCGTGTTCGACTGGCCGATGTTCTGGTAGGTCACCGTCGAGCCGTTCGCCCGGGTGCCGCCGATGTCCTCCGGTGAGACTCCGAAGAACATGCACACGTCGGCCTTGTTGGCCTGGATCGTGTCGAGGAACTGCGACTCCTCGGGCTTGATGCTGATCTGCTGGTACTGCCAGCTGTCGCCGAGGACGACGGGCTCGCGGTTGCCGTTGAGGGCGTCCCGCCACATCTCCTTCACGAGCTCGGCCAGCTCCTTGGGGACCTCGGCCTCGTTCGTGAGCAGCGCCGCGGGGACCATGCCGTCCCGGAACCACGTCGCCCCGAACCGCTGGGCGGCGAGCCCGACCCCGATCGTCAGCGCGGCCTTCGTGATCGGCGACAGCCCGACCGGGCACCCGGCGAGCGTGTACGCGGGCAGGTGCCACAGGTCCCCGGCCGGCCACTTCCCGATCGGTTCGCCCTCGAGCTTCCAGTCGACCGGCCCGTAGGTGCCCTTGCGCGACCAGGTGACCGAGTCGGGGTGCACGGTCGCGATCTGGCTCGGCCACCCGCGGGCGTCGTACCGCTGGATCAGCCCGTAGGCGTTGCCCCGCTTGAGGAGGCTGTCGAGCACCTGGTTGAGCCAGGCGGTGATGTCGAGCTCGCCGTCGGGCCGGTCGAGCACCGGCGGCGTGTCGAGCTGGCGCTGGACGCCGCTGGCGCGGTCGTACTCGTGGACCGGGAGCGTCGAGACCAGGCGGCAGATCAGGTCGGTGCAGGCGAACACGGCGCCGTGGCGGTCCGCTGAGTCGCCGTCGACCAGCACGCCGGCGTCGACGACCGGCTCTCGGCGGCGCAGGAGCTCGGTGAGGCTGCCAGTCGGGCGGTCGGCCCTCGCCTCGGTGCGGCGTCGGGGCCCGGTGAAGAGGCTCACGTCACGCCCACGTCCGGGAGCCGTCCTCGTGCAGCCAGACGGCCGGAGCGATGCGCTTCGGCCACTCGCTCACCGGCTCCGGCCCGGGCTCCGGCGGCGGCCCCGCTGGCGCCGCGGCGTGCTCGGCGTCCTCCGGGGCCTCATCGCTGGGCCGGGGTTCGGTCTCGGCCACCAGCTGGCGGAGCCGCTCGACCCCCCAGCGCTTGTCATAGTCCACGCCGCGGGCGTCCAGGGTCGCCCGCAGACCGTCACGCTCGCTCGTCGCCATCGCGCTCACCTCGAATCGACCACACGACCGTCACGGCGATCACCGCGAGCCCCAGCACGATCTTCGCTGCCGGCCTCGACCAGTCAGCGATGCCGTCAACGACCAGCAGCAGGCCCACAACCTGCAGCACCGACAGGACGCCGGCGCTCGTCAGGACGCGAACGGGCCACAAAGCCCCGCGAAACCGCATCGGCGTGCCTCCTAGCGGCGGTAGTTGTCCAGGTTCAGGGTCCGGCGGCGCCGGCCCTGCATGTGCGCCAGCGTCACCGACACCAGCGGGCTGATGTCCACCGACGAGTCCTTCCGCGACCACAGCCAGGCATCACCGACCGTGCGCTTCTCAGCGCCCGCCACCGCGGCGTTCAGCTCACGGCGGCCCAGGTGCCGCAGCTGGTGCTCCACGGCGGCGTCGTAGAAGCCGCCGCACGCCTGCTGGTGCTCGCGGGTCGACAGGGCCTTCACCCGCTTCACGCCCGCCTTCTCCAGCGGGTCCAGCAGCGACCCGGCCGGGCCCGTCGCGTCGCAGCAGAACACCGCCGAGCGGTACCGGTGCTTCAACGCCACCAGCCGATCGACCATCCACCCGGTGCCCTGGGCGTGATCCAGCACGTCCACCCACACCAGACCGCCGTCACCGGGGGCCGCGCAGCCGATCGACCCCGACGACCGGTCAGGCGGGATGTCGAACGCGATCGCCGCGGGCTCCGCCGGCCGCCCGCCCTCCGCACCCAGGCACGCCGACCAGTCGTCCTCCGGGATCACCAGCCACTGGCCGCCGTCCTCGTTGTCCTCGTACACACCCAGCCGCTCCCGGGCGAAGTCCTCGTCGCTCAACGCCAGCCGCTCGAGCTCGGTGAACTCCTCGGAGAGCCGGACCCCCAGACCCGGGTTCGCGTCCGCCCAGTTCCCCCGGTCGTCGAGATCGACACGCCGCGGACGCCGGGGGTCGTGGCGGGCGCACCACTCGAAGTACGCCAGCGCGCCGCCACCACGCTTCCGGCCCCGGCGGCACAGCCGCCGCAACACGTTCGACACCTCGGTCGGCAGCGGAGCAGACGACGTGTACCAGATCTGCGGGTTCGGGCGAGCCGACATCGTCGGCAGCAGCGCCGCCATCATGTCCTCGGACAGGTTGTAGGCCTCATCCAGGATCACGATGTCGCCGGAGAAGCCACGGCCCGAGCCCGACGACCGGGCCACGAACTTCAGGCGGCTCCCGTCCTTCAGCTCGATCCCCTCCTCACCGGTCGTGTACCGGATGTGGTCCACGAGCTTCAGCAGCCGCGGCGTGCCCTCGATCAGCGACACGATCCGCCGGAACGCCTCCTTGGCCGTCTTGAACTCGTGCGCGCTGTGCAGGATCAGCCGCGTGTCCGGCTCGCAGAACAGGCCGTGCAGCTCCCGGGCCTCGAGAATCGACCCCTTCCCGTTCTGGCGGGGCACCACGAGCCCGACCTCGAACGACGCCCACCGGCCGCTCGGCCGGGTGCGCAGCGTCCCGTCGAGGACGTCGGCCTGCCAGGGATCAAGAACCAGTCCGGCGAGATCCGCCAGATCGACGGCGTCCTCCCCCAGACCGTTTCTGACCCGAGGCACGCTTCGATACCTGGGCTCCCGTGTTCCGAGCAGCCCGTCGCTCAGCAAGCTCATCGGCGATCGACTTCTCCTCGCCGCTCGGGAGCGACGCCAGCGCCTTCAACACGTCCGCCAGCTGCTTCGCCAGCGCCGCCGTCGGCGACGTCACCGGCCCCCCGCACACCTTGCACGCCGCGCCGTCCTCGATCTCGGCCGCCAGCTGGTCCCGGAGCGCCTCCAACGACGCCCGGAGGTCGCCGCCGGCCACCGCCTCCCTCAAGCTGCCGGCCATCGCGCACCTCCCACGCACAAAAATCGAC